ATCGTGCATTAACTTGGCCAGTTGCTGATGTTCTTGGTAACGTTGCTGATTCACTAGGTGCAATTGCAGCCCAACAAGTAACATTTGAAGGCGAAGCCAACATTCCAGAAATTGACATCAAAGTTGACAGTGTTGCTGTAACTGCCAAGACCCGCAAGCTCAAGGCAAAATGGACACCAGAACTTGGTCAAGACCTCAATGCTTACCACAATCTTGATGCAGAAGTTGAACTCACTTCAATTCTCTCAGAACAGATTGGTCTTGAAATTGATCAAGAAATGCTTGGTGAACTTGTCCGTGGTGCAACCGCTGCAACACTATACTGGTCACGTCGTCCAGGTAAATTCGTTGATCGTACAACCGGTCTTGCGATTGCCAGCGGTGTAAGTGATCCAAATGGTGCTGACTTCACCGGTAACGTCAGTATGTGGTATGAAACCCTCGTTGAAACAATCAATGATGTAAGTGCTGCAATTCACCGTAAAACACTTCGTGGTGGTGCAAACTTCGTTGTTTGTGGACCAGAAGTTGCCAACATCCTTGAATTCACCAGTGGCTTCCGTGCCAATGTTGTTCATGATGATGCCAAGGGCACTATCGGTGCTGTCAAAGCAGGTTCGCTCAGTAAGAAATGGGATGTCTTTGTTGACCCATACTTCCCACGCAACCTGATCCTTGTTGGTCGTAAAGGCAATAGTTTCCTCGAAAGTGGATTCGTATATGCTCCATATGTACCACTACAAGTTACACCAACCATCTTTGGTACTGAAGATTTCGTACCACGTAAGGGTGTTATGACCCGTTACGCCAAGAAGATGGTACGTCCAGACATGTACGGCTTAGTGGTGATCCAAGATCTCTTAGGTTGATCTTAAAATATAACCTATATAAAGCAAGCCCCTTCACAGGGGCTTCTTTATTTGTTAGAATGTTTACTTATATGCAAGCAATCTATCAAATACGAAACAAAATAAATAATAAAATTTATATTGGAAGCACAAACGATATAAATAAACGATGGAATAATCATAAAAGTAAATTAAATAATAAAATACACGAAAATTCATATTTACAAGCAGCTTGGGATAAATATGGAGAAGAAAATTTTGAATTTTCTATAATTGAACAAGTAAATGATCAAAATAGAATAGAAAAAGAAATTTTTTATTTACAAGAAACAAAAAGCTATGAAAGAGATATAGGCTATAATTTTGATAAAAATCCTACAGATAAGAGCGGTAAAAACAATCCATTTTATGGAAAGCAACATTCAAAAGAAACTAAAGATAAAATTAAACTAATAGCTAACAATAGAAGCGATGAACTTAAAAATAAAATGGGAGAGAAAAATAGAGGCGAAAATAATAGTTCTGCTAAATTGAATAAACAAATAGTAGAAGAAATAAGAAGCTTATATTCACTTGGTAATGAAACATATAAAAGTTTATCAAGAAAATATGGAGTCGGTAAATCAACAATACAAGCAATTATAGAATATAAATCTTGGAAATACATTTGAGCAAGCCCGCCATGTTTCAGGCGGGTTTTCTTTTTGAAATATTCTAAAACTATTTATATTTGCTATGCTGATAATCAGCGGAGGAATAAACAATGTTTTTTTATAGTGAAGCAACAGGTTCATCTGTAACAACAGATCCAATTGAACCAGGAGTTATACCAGACACCTATGACCCATACTTTGCAAACGTATCATTATTGCTAAAGGCAGATGGTGCAAATAATAGTACAACTATTATTGATAGTAGTCCCAACAATCTTACTGTTTCAAGATTTGGAGAAACTAAGATAAGTACAGTTAATAGTAAATACGGCAGTTCAAGTATTTTTTTTGATGGCAACGGTGATTATTTGACAGTTCCTTCAAGTAATAATTTGAACTTTGGAACAGGAAGTTTTACAATTGAAATGTGGATAAATCCAACAATAGCATCAAACACTCAACAAAAATATCTTTTTGGCAAAAGAGCAAATGGTACTGCCGTTAATTGGATGTTGAGTTATATGGATCATATTAACAATGCTACTGTTATTAATAAATATAGATTGTATTTTTTTGCTTCATTTAATGGCACAAGCTGGGGAATTTCAAGATCATTTGTAGGTAGTCAGTATATCAATTCAAATGTTTGGACACACTTAGCATATGTCAGAAATGGAAGTGATTGGAAGGTTTATATTAATGGTATCGGTTATTCGTTAGGAACATCATCCGGCAGCATTTCTTTTGATGCTTCAGCTTTTGGCATTGGAACAAATACAGGCGGCGCACCTTCTGTAGCCAATAGTGCATATCGCGGATATATTGATGATCTAAGAGTGACAAAAGGAGTTGCTCGCTACACAGAGAATTTCACACCACCAAACTCACTTCATGCAGTTGGTGCCTGATAGAAGATAACAAATTTAGAGGCCCACCTGAAATATGGCGGGTTTTCTTTTTTCAAAAAACTATTTACAACAAAGAATATGCTAGCTTTCTATAGAATAGAACCAGAAATTATTTTACAATTAAGTTCAAGTGTTACAAGTATAACATTTGATTCAACGGTTATTAATAATATTAGTAATGAAGAAGTATTTTATATATCTGCCACAGAAAATGCAACAGAAACTGTTTTTATTTCTTCTAGTAGCGATTTATTCGGCTATTCTTCTGCTAGTTTTGAATTAGTCGGTGGAGAACCTCCACAACCTATAATATTAGTATTTTCTCCAGATACTGTTGGACAAAAAACCGGTAGCTTGTTTTTAAGCTCTTCAGGTGGAGATACACTAGAAATTACATTAAATGGACTTGGAATTCCAGAACCACTGATTTTAAAATCAAGTGTTGAAAATATATATTTTCCTTCATTATATCTTGGAAGTAGCAGCCAACAGACTTTTACAGTTACAGCAGATGAAGATAATATAGAAACAGTTAATTTATCTGATGATAGCGATCAATTTTCATTTTCACCATCAAGCTTTGTATTAACTGGTGGCGTAACAATTCAAACAGTTACTGCTAGTTTTACTCCAACAAGTCTTGGTTCAAAAACAGGTAATTTAACTTTAACCTCTACAAGTGGTAGTACGCTTGTTATACAGCTTGATGGAGCCTGTGTACATTCTCCATTAGTTTTAACCTCTAGTGTTTCAGTGTTGAGTTTTTCGGGAACTTATATAAATACAACAAGCTCAAATACTTTTACTGTTTCTGCTGCTGGCTCTGGACAAATAGAAAATATAACTGTTACAGATAATACAAGTCAATTTAATTTTAGTCCATCTAATTTTTATTTAACAGGCGGTGGAAGTCCACAAATTATTAATGTTGATTTCGTTCCAACATCAACTGGTGTAAAATCTGGCTTAATATCTTTTAGTTCATCTGGTGGTGATATATTAGACGTTGCCTTGTCGGGAAGTGGAATTATTGCTCCTCTTTTCTTAACTTCAAGTGTTGAAAGTTTGGTTTTTCCGGAAACGTCATTAAGAACAATTAAAGCAAAAGCATTTAATGTTACAGCTGGAGGTTCTGGAAACACTACTGTTTTTGTTATAGAAAGCTTAGCTGATTTTCAACGCCTTCCAAGAAGTTTTGTGCTAATCGGTAGTGATTTAAATCCGGATATAGTTACGATTTATTTTTATCCCTATAGTTATGGAACAAAAACTGGTCTTATAACATTAAGCTCAAGTCAAGGTCAGTTAAAATATATTCAAGTAACTGGCACTTGTACGCCACCACCTGCAATTTTAAGATTAAATAAAACCAATATTGTGTTTCCAAATACATATATTGGTACTTCTAGTTTTCAAACCTTTACAGTTTCTGCAACTGGATATATTAATGAAACAGTTACAATAACTGATAATTCAAATTATTTTAGTTTTACACCATCAGTATTTCCTCTAAGCGGATCCAATCCTTTTGTTATCATTACTGGCTCTTTTACTCCTGATTCCAAAAGCTTATTTACTGGTTCTGTAACAGTAAGTGCTAGTCGTGGAAGTGTAAAAACTTTAAGAGTGACAGGTTCTGGTATATATCCTCCATTAATTTTAACTTCAAGTGTAAGTTCTATAGATTTTGGAACTTGCTATGTTGGAACATCTAATTTTTCACCATATGATGTTTCTGCCGGTGGGATAGGTAGTGAAATTATAACTATTTCAGATAATTCTAGTCAATTTAGTTTTAATACGCTAACATTCCCATTGACAGGAAGTGGAACTTCTTATGGAGTTACTGCTTCATTTAATCCAACAAGAACAGGTGTAAGTACAGGAATCATGACGTTGAGTGCTAGTGGAGGAAATATTAAAAATATTTCTTTGACAGGTTCTGCCGTATATGCTCCATTGATTCTGACATCAAGTTTAAGTGTGTTAAATTTCCCTAATACGCCCTTAAATAATACAAGCAGCTTATCGTTTAGTATTTCTGCTGGTGGCTTAGGAGGCACAGAAACAGTAACGTTATCTGATAATTCTACTGATTTTAGTTTCTCAACTTCAAGTTTTAATTTAAGTGCCGGTGGCTCAACACTTATAACAGGCACTTTCTCTCCAACTATTGCCGGCAATAAAACAGGTATCCTTGTTATTAGCTCTAGTGGTGGAGATGTAAAAAATATAGCTCTTTCCGGCACGGCAGATAATTTACAACAAATTATTCTATCAAGTAGTGTTTCCAGTATAAGCTTCACGGACATTCAAGTTGGTTCTTCAAGCAATCAGACATTCACTGTCTCTGCTATTACAGGTTTTGGTTCTGAAGCTGTAAATGTAAGTTCCAGTAATAGTATCTTCATTTTATCACCAACAAACTTTACTTTAACTGGCAGTGGAGATAGTAGAATAATTACAGCTTCATTCACACCTACTGATCTAGATTCTAATTTTGGTATAATTACACTAAGTGCGAGTGGTGGAGATGTAAAAACAGTTGCTGTAACTGGTAGTTCAGTTGACGCATTTCTTAACCTATATTTGAAAGGCGAAGGTACCAATGGTGGCACTAACTTTATTGATAGTTCAGTGTACAACACTACATTAACAAGAACAGTTACCGGTAGTGGGCAAGTCTTTACAAGTACAACACAAAAAATATTTGGTAGTTCAAGTATATTTTTTAATGGTTCTGGTAGTTTGATAAATGTTGGAACCGGCTCTGCAGTAAGTTCTTCAGTATTAAATCTTGGAACCGGTTCTTGGACTTTTGAGACTTGGTGTTGGCCAATTTCATCAAGCTTGATAGGTAAAACAATATATGGTGATTATGGTCAAACAACAAATTCTACAAATAGGTATCTTTTTAGATTTTTTAATGGAAAATTTGGACTATATCATCGCCCTTCAAGTCTAGAAGTTCAAACTGTTTCAAATATTGCATTCAATACTTGGAATCATTTAGCTATCACTAAGACAGGTTCTATACTTAGAGTATTTTATAATGGTAATTTAGAGACTGTAAATAATTCTTGGAATAGATCCATGGATCCTGATCCATTACATGCTCCAACAATAGGCGGTTATTGGCAAGATGCGTCAACTTATAGCCCTATAGGTTGGTATGCAGGATATCTAGACGAACTTAAAATATCAAAAGGTATTGCAAAATATACAGGTAGCTTTTCAATCCCCGGTATTCCAGAAATAGTATCATCAAGTATTTCTGTATTATTGAGAGGTAATGATTCTTTTGCAGATAGCGGTCCAAATTCACTACAAATCAACACATCTGGCGGCGTTAGTCTAACCTCAAGTGGTTCGTATGGCGGAGCTATAAGTTTTAATGGTACAGATGGTTATCTTTCAATTGGAACATCTTCAAATAATCCACTTTTCAATTTTGGAGTAGATAATTTTACTATTGAATCGTGGATTAATCCAAATTCTACAACAGGTGTAGCCGGCAGAACTATTTATTCAAACTTTGGTGGAGGTGCCATTCCAGGCACTACCGGCGTACACCTTTTGAGAATTTTGAATGGTAAATTAGAATTCAATTCATGGCCAACAGGACAAATGTTGCTATCTACTGCTACAATACAAACAGGTTCTTGGACACACGTAGCCGTTACGAGACAGGGGCAAAACTTTAGAATGTATATTAATGGTGTACATAACGATGTTTATACAAATAGTTCGTTAGTATTAAGATCTGACATAAATCATCCACCTATACTTGGCAATTATTGGGTATCTCCTACGGCACTTACATCTAGTTGGTTTGATGGAAGAATAGATAATTTTAGAATTACAAAAAATATAGCAAGATATACTGGAACTGGCAGCTTCACACCTCCAGGTGATTATTAGAAATAAAAAACTAACTATACTGTATTTGACCTAGGATGATTAACAGATGTTTTTTACAGAAGCATTCATGTTTCTGGTGGCTCTGATTGATAATTTATTTGTAGTAAATTTATAAACCTACCTGAAATATGGTGGGTTTTCTTATTTTGAATAACATATATATGATGACTATTTATAATAGTCTATAGGAGACACACATAAATGTCTGTTCCAGTTCTTACTCCAAAACAACAAACAAGTGCTATTATATTGCCAGCCACAGGAACATTTTCTAATGTTGTTTCCAATCTTCCGCTAGGCGTATACGCAGATAGCACTGATTTTATTAGTGGAGCAGTAGATCAAGTTGCTTATACCTATAAAATGATAGGTGGTGATGTTCTTGATATAGAAATAACTGAAGGTCAGATTTATGCAGCATATGAAGATGCTACGCTTACCTATTCTTATCTTGTAAATTTACATCAAGCAAAAAATTCTATTGGTTCTCTTCTTGGTTCTCCCACGGGAACATTTGACAGTGATGGTGAAATAAAGAGCGGAAGTGCTCTTTTTGATCTTGTAAATCAAAATGGTTCTCTAAGTCTCGCTTATCCAATGTATGATATAACTGCAGTAAGAGATATTGCTGATGCTTTTTCACACGAAGCGGGGATTGGTGGTAGAATAGATATTTATTCTGCTTCTTTTCAAGCCGTCGCAAATGAACAAGATTATGATCTACAAATGATAGTATCAAGTTCAGCAAGTGATTCAAGTTCTCCACTATTTGGTAAAGTAACTCCAGGTAATAGAATAACCGTAAAAAAAGTATTTTATAAGTCTGCCCGTGCTATGTGGAGATTTTATGGTTATTATGGCGGTCTAAACGCTGTAGGCAATCTTTCAACATACGGCCAATATGCTGATGATAGCACATTTGAAGTTATTCCTGCTTGGCACAATAAACTACAAGCAATGGCGTATGAAGATAATATTTATACTCGTATTTCTCATTATTCGTATGAAATAAAAAACAACAAACTTCGTCTTTTCCCGATTCCTGACTCAACAGACATAAGAACGTTTTGGTTTGAGTTTGCTGTTGGAAGTGGAAATGGTTCAAACATTGGCATAGGAAACATTTCTGGTTCTTCTTATGTTGCTGCAGCCAATAAAGATCCAAGAATAGGTGGTGTAAACAACATAAATACATTACCTTTCTCAAATATACCATTCCAAAATATAAATGCCATAGGCAAGCACTGGATTCGTCGCTATGCTCTTGCGGTAGCAAAAGGTATGCTTGCCGAAGTTCGTAGTAAGTTCCAAACAATACCAATACCAGGCGAGAGTGTAACGCTAAACGGCGCTGATCTTCGGGCACAAAGTAAAGAAGAAAAAGATGCACTCAAAGAAGAACTATTAAAAATACTTGAAGATACAGACTATGCAATACTTGCTGAAAAGCGGACTGCTATGGCTGATAATGCTAATAAAACATTGGCAGCAATACCAAACATTATATTTGTTGGTTAGTTTATAAAGTGGTAATATAAATGGCAAGAAAAAAGAAAATAGATCAAAACAAATGGGTTCAGCCAGAACAACCACCTCCTCCTATGTTTTTAGGAAAAAAAGAGCGTGATCTTACAAAACAAATAAACGATGAACTTATTGAAAGAGTTATAGGTCAAACAGTTGTTTATTTTCCAGTAAATGTAAAAAATAGCAACTTTCATCCACTTTATGGCGAAGCAATAAAAAAAACATACGATAGACCGTTAATAATAAAAGCTCTTATAAAATGGGAAGGTGAAGAAACATACACCAATTCATATGGTCTTGATAAGTCAAGTAATATAATAATAAATTTTCATCGTAGAAGATTGACCGAAGATCAAGATATATTTGTAAGAGAAGGTGATATTATATTTTATGGTTTGAGATTTTATGAAATTGTTAAACTAAAAGAGCCAAGATTACTATTTGGACAAGTAGAAAATAAATTTGAGATACAAGCAATTTGTAAGGTTGTTAGAGAGGGCTTCTTCAACGAACCTATTGCTGCTCTACAAATAAGAGAAAAATATCGTCAAACACAAGAAAACATACTTGATATAATAGAAAATACCGAGGTAACTGGTGCTTGTGAAGGCAAAATACAACTTATTTCAGGGAAAAGAACAAGTTCTCAAAGAGCACAGTTTTTAGATTATGTAAATAATCCACAAAACTATGAAGGTTGTGTAGTTTATCTAACAGAAATAGACGAAGATGAGATACTTGGAGACTTTGATCAAATAGATAAGTTTTATTTCAATGAAGATGGCGTGTGGCATCCTAGTCAGCTCTTTGCATTATAAGGAA